TGATGAAGACAGCATCGCATTCGAGCCAGATGAAGAGCTTATTGATGCAATTAAGGACTCCAAAGTGGTCCCTATTAATAAAAAAAGGATTAACTGATGGCGAAGTGGGGGCAAATCCCGCCGCTGGAAAAAGCGCAAGCGGCTCCTGACCAGGTAAATCAGCCGCCTCATTATAATAGCAGTTCTATTGAGTGTATCGATGCGATGGCAGCAATGGCCGAGGGTACTCAGATGCTCCCCCACGCGGCCTACTGTTGGCAAAACTCGTTCAAGTATTTGTGGCGTTTTCCATACAAGCACACATCCGTTGAGGGTAGCCTGACTGACCTGAAAAAGTGCCGCTATTACCTAGATCGCTTAATTAAACAAATCGAGGTTGACCTATGAATATGCAAGACTACCAGACCCAAGCAGGTAAAACTGCCATCTATCTCAGGTCTGATGCGATTATCTACCCCGCAATAGGCCTCTTCTCAGAGGCAGGTGAGATCGCAGGTAAGATTCATAAGATTATGCGGGACAACAATGGCATCTTTTTGCCTGAACATCTTGAAGCTATTGCTGACGAAGCAGGTGACTTACTTTGGGACCTTGCGGCTCTATGTACTGATATCGGCGTTGGCCTTGAAGTGGTGGCCCAGCGCAACTTGGATAAAGTAAACAGTCGGATGGCCCGTGGGGTTCTCGGCGGTTCTGGCGATAATAGATAAATGAGATTTGGAAGCGTTTGCAGTGGAGTGGAAGCTGCATCTGTTGCTTGGAAACCTTTGGATTGGGAAGCTCAGTTTGTCAGTGAAATTGATAAATTCCCTAGTGAGGTCTTAGCCCATCATTATCCAGACGTCCCAAACTATGGGGACATGAATAACTTTAAGGAATGGAATGCCCACACAATTGACCTTCTCGTTGGGGGAACCCCCTGCCAAAGCTTCTCAATCGCAGGGCTTCGCAAAGGGCTTGCAGACCCCAGAGGCAATCTCATGCTCACCTATCTTGCAATGGCTGAACAACTTAAACCCAAGTGGCTTGTCTGGGAAAACGTCCCTGGCGTCTTGTCATCTAACGGAGGAAAAGATTTTGGAACCTTCCTCTCAGCGTTGGGGCAAATCGGGTATGGGTTTTCATGGAGAGTGCTGGACGCTCAATACTTCGGAATACCACAAAGACGCCGCCGTTTGTTCGTTATCGGATGTCTTGGAGAGTGGAGAAGTGCAGCAGAAGTTCTTTTTGAGTTCGAAAGCGTGTCTGGGGATTCTGCGCCGTGCCGAAAGAAGGTTAAAAGTGCTGCCGTTGATACTGGAGTCTGCACTGCGAGAATGCGCGGCTTTGGAGACTACTCCTGTGACGGCTCCGCAAGCGCACTGAAGGCTAGAGACTACAAGGACGCTACTGATCTCGTTGTTAAGGGTAAAAACTCTGTACGCCGCCTTACCCCCATAGAGTGTGAACGTCTGCAAGGCTTCCCTGATAATTACACCCAAATTTCTTGGCGTAACAAGGACCCTCCCGATTGCCCTGCTGGCCCACGCTACAAGGCTCTGGGGAACAGCATGGCAGTTCCAGTTATGCGCTGGATAGGTGAACGAATACAAAAACAAGATAACCAATAAATTAATAGAAAGCCTTATACATGAGCAACTATCTACCAACTGACTACCAAACTTTTATCGCCACAAGCCGTTATGCCCGTTGGTTAGATAACGAAAATCGCCGTGAAAACTGGGGTGAAACTGTTGAGCGGTATATGCTTAACATCGTACATCAAGCTCTGCCTAATTGGATGTGGTCTAAGGATTCCAAAGATTGGCACGACACTTTAGGTGACTTGGAAATAGAAATTCGAGATGCAATTCTAGGTTTAGAAGTTATGCCTTCTATGCGGTCACTCATGACGGCTGGCCCAGCGGCTGACCGTGACAATACATGCATGTACAACTGTAGCTACTTGCCTGTGGATAGCCCAAGAGCATTTGATGAGGCCATGTTTATTCTGCTGTGTGGCACGGGGGTTGGTTTTAGTGTAGAGCGTCAATTCATTAACAACTTGCCTGAAGTACCTAAACTCATGTGGACTGATACGGTTGTTGTTGTTCAGGACAGCAAAGAGGGTTGGGCCAAAGCATTCAGGACTTTGTTAGCGTTACTCTGGGCTGGTGAAATACCAAAGTGGGATGTGAGTAAAGTTCGCCCAGCGGGTGCTAAGTTGAAGACCTTTGGAGGCAGGGCATCAGGCCCAGCGCCTTTGATTGATCTGTTTAATTTCGCAGTCACTACATTCAAAGGCGCTCAAGAGCGTCAGCTATCAAGCCTCGAATGCCATGATATAATGTGCAAGGTCGGGGAAGTAGTAGTGGTTGGAGGTGTCCGTAGATCAGCAATGATCTCTCTGTCTAATCTATCAGATGATCAGATGCGCCATGCCAAATCTGGTGAGTGGTGGGATGATGAGGCAAAGGGCATCAAACGACACGGTTACCGCGCCTTAGCCAACAACTCTACTGCTTATACTAAAAAGCCAGATGCTCTGTCGTTCATACGGGAATGGACCTCATTAATTGCAAGCAATTCCGGTGAGCGAGGTATATTCAATCGACAGGCGGCTAAAACCCAAGCGGCTAAGAATGGAAGGCGTAACGCTAACTATGACTTTGGAACAAATCCTTGCAGCGAGATCATTTTACGCGGTCCAAGAATAGATGAAAAAACTGGAAACCCCATCCCAGGTACTGGGGGACAGTTTTGTAATTTAACAGAGTGCGTAGTCAGGGCTACCGACACGATTGAAACTTTAAGTAATAAAGTACGCCTAGCTACAATATTGGGTACTATTCAGTCTACGTTTATTAAATTCCCGTACTTGCGAAAGGTATGGGAGAATAACACGGCTGAAGAAAGGCTTCTTGGAGTCTCTCTCACAGGTATCATGGACAACCCCTTAATGACCTTAGCAAATGATGGACTAGCACAAACCCTTGAGCATCTAAAACAGGTCGCGGTGGATACAAATAAGTTATGGGCTGAACGGTTAGGTATACCGCAGTCGGCTGCTATTTCTTGTGTCAAGCCAAGTGGAAGCGTTTCACAATTGGTATCATGCGCCAGCGGGATTCATGCGCGGCATTCTCCCTATTATATTCGGACAGTTCGAGGGGATAATAAAGACCCTATGACTCAGTTTATGATAGACCAAGGCATACCGTCAGAGCCAGAGATGCAGAAGCCAGACAAAACTACAGTTTTCAGCTTCCCAGTAAAATCACCTGAAGGCTCTGTCTGTACAAAAGACATGAGTGCTATCGAGCAGTTAGATATGTGGCTAATGTATCAGAGACATTGGTGCGAACATAAACCTAGTGTCACGATTAATGTGAAAACGGATGAATGGCTCGAAGTAGGGGCATACGTCTATAAGCATTTTGATGAGATGTCAGGCGTGAGCTTCCTACCGTTCAGTGAGCATATCTATCAGCAAGCTCCTTACACAGATGTCTCAAAAGATACCTATGATGAATTGCTTGCAAAGATGCCAGAGCGCATCGATTGGAGTAAATTATCTGAGTATGAGCTAGAGGATACTACTACTGGCATGAGTACTATGGCATGTAGCGGAGACTCCTGTGAAATCGTAGATATATCTGCATAAGTTGATGTTTTTCATCAATAAAGGCTACAGATCGCTTGACCTGTAGCCTTTATTTTACTATACTATATGGGAACTGAGGTTAATTGGTCACCTTGTTCGTTGGTTGAAAGCCCCTGCTAGAAATAGCGGGGGTTTTCTCATTACTGGGGTGCCGCTCTTTCAGGGAAGTCTCCTCTGCGTACACCCCCACTAAGGCTTTCTACCACACCTAGGGCAGCCTCTGTCATGTCTCCTCCGACAAGGTTTGTCATCGTATCTAGAACTGGGTTACCCGTATCTCCACTATCGTCTTCTTCTCTAATTCTTATCTGATAGCGGCCATCCAGACGGGCGGTACGCAGAGCGAGTAACGCAGCCTCTCGTATTCTATCCTTACCAGCTCTTTTTCGCATCAAGTCTATTAAGTTGGCAAACTCTTTAGGGCTTGCAATCACTACACCTAGTACGTTTTTTGATACTTCTTTTTCAACACGCATAATATCATCTAAGGAAGAGGCAGTTAGTCTTCGTAGCAACGCAGCGGTAGGGTTCATATAACCTGCTAAAACCAAGATACTTGTTGATACAGCATCTCTAGTTTCTTTACCTACTTGTGTAAGTAGTGCTGTATTAGAGCCAACTTGAACATCCCTAAACAAAGTAGGGCCAGCCGCATTGTACAGAACATCAAGGCTTGTAAACACACCCTCTCGCACAGACTGAGTCAGCGGGTCTAA